CATAAGTCAAGTAACTAAATATAATATCGATAGAGAGGTTAAGATTCTTGTAGAGAAATGTTATGAAGAAGTATATAACACTCTTGAAGAGAATAAAGAAAAAATCAATTCTATAATTGATGTTTTGATTGACAAAGAATCACTTGATGAAAAAGAATTCAATAAACTTCTAAACTAATAAAAATTCATTTTTAGATTAATGATTATAAAACTATATTTTTTATATCATATAACAATTCGCTGTTGCACAGCTTGTAATACCATCAACGAAAGGCTCGCTAATATCCTCATCATCGGATACATTGGATTCTACATCTGAATCTTCATCATCATTTAATTGAGCAGGAGGATTTACAGGTGGTTTAGGAGCGGTTGTTGGTGCTGTTGTAACAGGAGGGGTTGTTGGTGTTGTTGTAACAGGAGGGGTTGTTGGTGTTGTTGTAACAGGAGGGGTTGTTGGTGTTGTTGTAGCAGGAGGGGTTGTTGTTGTAGGCACTGATGGTGTTGTTGTAGCAGGAGCAGTTGTTGGTGTTTCTGTGGTAGTTTCAACAGGTGTTTCTTCATTTTGTTGCATTTTCTCATTTCTAATTTGCACTTCTAGTGCAACAATTTTCTCTAAAACATTATTCATTCTATTTTGATATTCAGTTTCGTTATTCATGAGTAATGTTCTTAGTTCGTTAAGAATAGTCATACTGGTCATTTCTTCTTCAAACCCCTCCACAGTTTTAGTTTTTGGTTTGGCTACGTATTTTTTAAAGAGAACTCTGAATATGACAATAGATAGGAACAATGCTATGAACACAGGTAAATAAAATTTAACTTTATCTAATATAAGCTTCATTTATTTATATAAAAATAAAATTTAATTTAGTAAAAATATTCTAAATATTATCTTAAGCAGAATTATTCTCGTAACTGCTATCTTCTACAGTGTTTGTAGTAGTATTTGTAGTAGTGTTTGTAACATTGGAGAAAACTTTGTTAACTTCGTTAACCTCAACTTTTGATATATCAGTCACTGATTTGTTACCAGCTTTAGCAGCATTCATAAATACCAGGGCTATTACCACTATTACGGCAAGTAAAACGATGGCACCACCTATTATGTAAATATTCATTTATGTTAACAAATATAATTTTAAGCAGAATTATTCTCATTGGTCTCATCATCGGATTCTTCCACATTATCCATGGCTTGACGCATGAGCATTTGATCTACTGTTCTTGAAAAAGAAGATATGATCGATTGTGTATTGTTATCTTCAAATTTTTCAACATAACGTTTTCTCATACACCACCCAACCATACCAATCAATAATACTACTATTGTTACTATTGATATTTTATACAATAATTTCATATTTATATATATGTATAAAATAATTATGGATAAAGCACCTTATATATTTTTAATTGATCTCGATGGAACAGTACAAGGAGATATTACTCCACAGCTCAAAGAGTATGTTTTGCAAAAATCCATTGGGACGAAATTGAATAAAAAACTTGTAGCTGGAGATTATCAAAAAAGCCTTCTACGACCATTCTTTAAAGCCTTTATGAATATGATAAACACACATTATAAAAATAAAGTTGAATTATTTGTTTATACAGCATCAGAGAAGAAATGGGCGAATTACATTGTCCCTATTATCGAATCGGTGACAAATGTCAAGTTCAACAGACCTATATTCACAAGGGATCAATGTAATATGAGTATGACTGAAAAAGTTAAAAGCTTAGCTACAGTCAAACCTGCTATATTGAAAACATTAAAGAAAAAATACACAAACATCACTGGCGATGATATCAAAAATAAAATGTATTTGATTGATAATAATTATGTTTTAAAAGAAACAGATTTCTTAATAAAATGTCCAACATACGATAAAGCAGTATTCATAAATGTCCTACGAACAATAGATGAGAGTGTTAAACAAAGCAAGTTCAAAGAAATATGCAGGGTTCTATTAAATGACGAGTGTAATAATGAATGGGAAATGATGAAACGAATTTATGATGATGCCTTCAAAAAATTCATATATTATGATGAAAAAAATAATGCATATAAGAACGATAGATATTGGAAAAAAGTGTTATTCATATTCAAAAAAAATGGTCATAATATGCAATCAATAATAAAGCACTTAAAAGAGATCTCTTAAAGTTACATTGTAATATATAAATGGTAAAAATACTGGCATTCGATGTAGGTATCAAAAATCTTTCATATTGTCTTATTGAAGATGAATCAATTCTTGATTGGGACCTTATAAATCTTGTTGAAGATGGAAAAACTAAGAAAAATGACCTACATGAATTATCCTCAATTTTGTTTCATGTGCTAAAAGAAAAGTTCGAACACATTGATATAGATCATATCATCATTGAAAATCAACCCGTGCTTAAAAATCCCACTATGAAATCAATTCAAATGCTCATTTATTCATACTTTGCCTATCTAAAACATATCGAACAACGTGATACTATGGGTATTAATTTCATTGGTGCAAGCACGAAAGTTAAATTAGCTGAAAAAATACTCAAAGAGAAAGCTATTGAAATGGACAAATGCTCTAGTAAATATCAATATAATAAAAAAATATCAATCAAATGCACATCTGAATTGCTGCTCAACACTAATGAAGAATTACATGATTTTTTCATTAGTCACAAAAAGAAAGATGACTTAGCTGATTGTTATCTATTGGCACTTGTTAAATTTTATAAAACGTAGGTCGAATATAACTAATTATTTAGAATTACTTTTTTTTAGATTTGTTTATTTTACATCTATTTGTATCAGGATTTCTAACTTTTCCTTCGGGACATGGTGTCAATTCTTTTGTCTTACTCTTAGTGGATTTAGTGGATTTAGTGGATTTAGTTGTTTTTTTCTTTGTTTTAGATTTTTCTGTAGCTTTTCTGTGTTTCATATATTTCTTTAGTTTGTTTATTATTATTGAGTTTACTTTCATATATATGTTTTTGAATATGGGTTCATCATCTTTTATTTGTTTATTTTTGATGAGTTCATCTAATTCAAAATAGTCATTAAGAATACTAGCATTGTATAGATCAATTGTATTATATGATTGTGGTTCAAGTAGCATTACGGGGTCACCACTTTTTTTTATGTCCTTGTAATCTTTAACTGTAAAGGCATTTTTTTCAATATCATCCCACGTTAATGGTGATTCAGAATCATCCACTATTTGATAGCCCAAAAAATCATATTCCTCGATTAATTCTTTAAGTTTATGATATTGTTCGATTATATTGGGTTTTGACATTTTATTAATTTTAATCTATACACATATTATGTTTTCCATAGTGTTATTGTCCAGTGCTACCAAAACCACCACTGCCTCTATCTGTAGATTGTAGCCCATTTATACAATCTACAACTTTTGGATTTTCAATTTTCTTCACGATTAGTTGAGCAACTCTATCACCTTGTTTAAACGCAAGTGGTTCGCTTGTCATATTAAATAGAAGAATCTTCACTTCACCTGTATAGTTTCTATCAATCACACCTGCATTAACAAATACTCCTTTCATACTCATTCCACTTCTGGGTGCAATTTGACCATATGTTCCTTGAGGAACGGTAAAACATATACCAGAACTTACAAGATATTTACTCCATGGTTCAATAGTAAAATCTTCATCTGAAGATAAATCGAATCCAGCATCATCATCGTGTTTTTTATAGGGAAGTTTAGCAGTATCAGTAAGTCTGTGAACTTGGAGTAGTTTGAACTCGGTAGAATCAATAGAATGCATGGTGAATGTAGAATATATACTATGATTAAATACACACATTTAAATCAATTTTTATGCGTATTTTATGCGTATTTTAACTCACTTAAAGTTTCTATTTAGAATTTAATTATAAATAATCGTTATGGAAAAAATATTCGAAATTCAAGATGACGAAAATGAATCAGACAATGAACAAGAAATGCCTACAATGCCTCGCAGCAGTGGTCAATTTGTTTCCCCAGAATTAGATGTCAATGATTTGGGAATTGAAATGCTAATGAATGACAAGTCTAAAAAGAGTCATGATGAATTATCGAATGCCGCAAGTGAGGAGAGCAAACTATTTGACTCGGAAGATGATGATGAAGAGAAATCTGAAGAAGATGAACAAAGTGATCATAACAGTGATCGTAATAACAATTCTTATAGAGGATATAATCACGGTAGTGGCAACGGTTTTGGTGGTTCATATTCTTACCGTGACCCCCAAGCAGAGAAGAAAGAAAAAGCTGAAATGCTTTACCAATTCGATAGATTAGAAAAGAAAGGATTCAAGCTTCCCAGAAAATTCACCATGGAATCATCTTTAGAAGAAATGAAAAACGAGTATGAAAGACTTAAAAAAGATAGAGAAATGGACAACAGTGTTAGTTTCCAAAGAAAAATGCTTGTTGCAGCAGTTACAGGTGTTGAGTTCTTAAACAACAAATTTGACCCATTTGATGTCAAACTCGACGGTTGGTCTGAAAGTATCAACGATAATATTGGAGAATATGATGAAATCTTTGAAGAACTTCATGAAAAATATAAATCTAAATCCAAAATGGCCCCAGAATTAAGACTCATTATGGCTTTAGCTGGAAGTGGATTTATGTTCCATCTCACAAACACAATGTTCAAATCTAATCTTCCTGGATTTGATCAAGTCATGAAACAAAATCCTGATCTCATGAAACAATTCGCTTCTGCCACTGCAAACACTATGTCTCAAAATGATAACACTGGTATGGCTGGAATGTTCTCCAATATGTTCAAAGGTGCTGGAAGCCCCCCTCCGCCACAAGAACCTCGTAAAACTCAAATGAAAGGACCATCTAATCTAGATGATATCTTGAAAAGCATTGAAAATGATGACAGGCTTGATGGTATGAGTTCCGTAAGTCAATCTGAACTATCGGAAATGACTGATACTCGTAGTGTAGGAGGGCGACGAAGAAGCAAAAAAACTCTAAACATTTAGACAATACATGTCGGTATTACAAATATATTAATTTTTCTTTATAGTCATTAAAGTGATTATGAATAGTTACATTGAAAAAAGAAATACCATTCTTGACAATTGGGGATTGGAAGAAGGATCATCTATGAAAGATACTGATAATTTAAATATTATCATCGACTCAATGAGAGAATCACAAATGAAATTGAATAAACGTAATGTAAGTAAAGTTTGTAGACTTTATAGAGGTCATTTAGTTGATTTGAAAAATATTCATCAAATAGGTGATTATAACATTGTTTTATCAAACGCTAAACTTTCAAGTTGGACTAAATCGCTGTCAAGTGCTGCTTTATATTCTTCACCAAATGGTTATCAAGGTTCGGGACACAATAAAGTACCGTTTGTGTTTCATACCAAATATAATTTCAATGAAAAATTAGGTCTAGATTTAGAATGTTTACCGAATTATAACTACTATCCAGACGAAAGAAAGATAAATATGGTAGGTGATACATGCGAGTGTTATCATGAATCATCTGTTCTTGATAAAGACAGAGAAGTCATCTTATACAGTTCAAATTTCATACTCAATGCCAACACACTTAAATTAGCTTTCATGAATGTTTTTGAAGAAGAAATACAATTAAACTTTTCTAGTAATAGAATCCTACAAGGTATCGAAGATGGTTCTTTATTCAAGAATGAATCATGGTTTCGATTTTTAGGGTTTAAATCTTTAATATTTTACCCACAACAACTACCAGAAATAAAAGAAAAATTATTCAACATGGGATACACAGAAGACATGATTGCAAATTTACACATTTATATTAGATGTACAGTCGATGTTGCGAATGTATAAAAAAAGTATATCATAATCATCATAATAATCATAATAATCATTATCAACTTTCATTTATTTAATAGGTTTCATTTTTATGCACTGCACATTACGCATTCTCCGTCATCAGCTTTCTCATCTTGAAAGTTACTCTTTGTTTTATTAGCATCAATTGAGAATTGTTGAATTTTAGCCTTAGCCTTCGTTCGAAGATAATACATACCTGTCTTCAAACCCTTCTTCCAAGCATAAAAGTGCATATTTGTCAGTTTTTTGTATGTGGCATCTTCCATGAATAGATTCATACTTTGTGATTGATCAATGTAAGCACCTCTATCCGCCGCTTGATTGATAATATGTTTTTGACTGATTTCCCATACAGTTTTGTATTTGAGTTTAATGTCATCTGGAATCTCTTCAATAGATTGCACACTTCCATTATTTACAATAAGTTTATCTTTCATGTTTTTGTCCCAAAGATTATGAGCCTTCAAATCCTTCACCAAATTCTTATTTACTACAATAAACTCACCTGCAAGTGTGCGACGCTTATAAAT